TTGTTATTATCCAAGGGTCTGTTGGTGGATAATACGGAATATATGGATAGTATGGATATGGAATCCAAGGTATGCAAGGACAGCATGGGCATTTCTTAATATGTCCCTCGCCTTTACATTCTGGACAAACTTGCCAAGCACCTTTCTCATCTTTGACTACTCGCAAACCGTTACATTTTGAGCAAGTGCAGAAACAGCATGAACAGCCTGTCCAAGTCCATGAAGTGCCTGTTGATACGCCATTGACTTTCATACAATTCACCTCCACTTCATTATCCCTCCACAAAATCCAGTGTACCGTGCATCCATTCTATTCCAGTGCCTGGACTGAGTGACCATGTGAATTTCTTCAGGAAATAATAATCATCAAGCCATGTTTGCGCACCATGATAGAATACGACTTCAACTGGCACGCCGCAGTTTCGAATCTGTCTTAGGCAGCTTAATTCGCCAAGCGCCTGATTGGGATTGGATAGAAAATCGAAACGCTTCAAATCAATCGCTTTCCCCATATGCTGAACTTGCTGGCGAGGATAGAATGAACCCGCAACCGGTAATATTGGCTGTATATATGATTCATCAAGATTATGTTCTTGCGCCTTGAATGTTACGAAACGCCTTGGAGTCGAAGAATATATTCTGAAAGATGCTGATGTGCCAGCAGTATATGTGTGCAATGAGCCTTCAGTGATACTGGAGCCGGTGCTTGTCAAATATCCATATGCGTATGCAGAGCTGGATTTAGATTCAATCATAGCGTAATTGTCAGCATCGCCATCTGGCGCGATGAAGAATATGGCGAATGTTTTGTCATTGCTTACCCAAGCCTGAGTTAATTCACACCATCTAGTACCGAAAGATGAGGAAGAGAAGGCGTCAGCGCTCACGCTACCTGTGGAGATTGGAGTCTCAGCATACCAATATAATGTTCCTCCAACAGTCACCCTATGCACGGGTGCGACGTAAACATACAGCGTGCCCGGAGACCCAACACGTTTGCCGGAGAAGTGAATATATGAGAGGTCGTGGCTCGAAGTTGTAACGAAAATCTGCCCGAATATCCGTGTGCCATATACGGAGTAAGACGTGTTTTCGGTTTGCCATGAATTCTCGTATTGAGTATATGAACGCGAATCACCTGTCGATTTATATGAGTTGGTTGCTACTTCCGCCTTGTATCGTATGCCTTCAGTCCAGAGAGATTCCGTAGATTTCCGCATGTAAACTCGGTAATCAGAAATGCCTGGCACCGCATTCCAATTTAGTTGAGCGGCTGCAAGAGCTTCATTATCCAAGGTGATTCCCACTTCGGCACACGCGCATGTTTCATCATCATCTACTGTGAGACATGAAACTCTGAAGTAATATGTGCCAAGTGTCATTTCGCCGCCGGATGCGGCTGTCGCTGTCAAACCATCAGGATATGAAGCTTGGGGAATATGCAAGTAACTCATTATGAATACCTCGTCGGGCTTTCAACCAATTCTACCGTGTAATGCAATATTGTTGCGGCATTATCTGTCGAAGTGCCCCGCATAATACTTGCGTTTGTAAGACCAGTCACTCTACAGTTCATCGCGTTTATCCAGAGATTATTGAATATTCGGACTGAGAGCGAATAGTCTGCTGTGGTTTTCGCCTGCGTCTTCCAAGCATCAAAAGCCGTCTTCGCAGCTAGAGCGCCTTTCTCGACGAAGCTGAGAAATACGCGTCTCGGTATAACTCCCATGAACTGTGAATTCTGCCCAGTCTCTACGCCCGGCTTCTCAAATACTGCGATGTTAGAATCCTCCTCGACCGTGATATCGGTATATGCTGAGAGTATATCGAAACCTAAATCGTAATTCGCAACCGTGCATGCTGTTGAGCCAGTCAATACATATCCGAAATTACATACCGCATGGGTGAACACCGCGGTCAATGTGGTCGTGTATTCAAGTGATTCAACAAGCGTTGAGCCTGTGTAAATATCCGCATATATCTTGCCCGCCGAGGCTCGCCTGTAAAAATGAATTGTGTAAGCCGTGGCTAATGAAATGGCGGAAGACGTATCGCTTCCATCTTCATCCGCTATTCCAATGATATAAGTAGAAGCACCGCTTTTCATAAAATGCACACTTGCATAATGAGCGGGGAGAACATTCGCTGCGATGGCACCGTCTCCAAGTATGGCGATGCCTTGAGTATCGCTAGTCGAACTCATGCTGGTCAGGGTGGCTTTCACCCAGATATCGAAATCGCCTGAAATGGAGGGTATGATATAACCAAATTCCAGATATGCTTTGGTGGCACCGCTAAATACACATGAATTTTCTGTTACAGTCATGAGTCCGCCTATATCAGTCTCTACCCAGTCAGTTAAGAAGTTGTGAAGCATATCACTTATCCTGAGTTGGGAACCTATGATTCTGTAGGCTCGTCAGTCAAAACGCCTGCTATTCTACCCATCACGAAGTCCGCTTCACGTAAAGTTTCTTGGTATTCATTAAGCCTTGCCTTGATAACCCATGTCCTTGTTGTTGGTGTGGCGGTGGTATCTACTTCTGCAACTGAAAGAGTTGTCTCGGCAATCTGTCCAGCAGAAGGCGTAACCAAATCATGCAAAACAGAATCAACAAAGGCTATGAATTCGAATTCAATCGTGCCTCTGAATTCTCCTGTGCCTTGCACTGGGTCATTGCTTCCTATGACTGTCTCTTGGTTTATTGCGTAAGACCATTGTGTTCTCAGATTCTTCCCGCTTATATATATGGAAGTTGACGTAATTGTACATTTCGGACACATGAGGTATTTAGTCGCAACCGTTGGTGCATTCGTCATTCTATCATATTCCTCCCTAATTACTCAGAATGATAATGTCTGAATTTGCTTATAAACTTTCCGCTATGAGGCTATCCTAGCCCATAGTACTTGGACTTCCATGACCGCGAAGAATATCACGGCGCTTTTTCCCTGTCCTTGCTGTGAGTATTCGACCCTGAAATCGTATGCGTGGCATGGTACTGTTGTGCATCCAAGCGATGAGTTCGCAACGATGGCATCCTTAATTTCTCCTACATACCCTATAATTGTATCTTGATCGTCTTGTAATCCAGTCCCCTTACTCCTTATCTCTACCCTGAATGTGGCTAAGCGTCTTTCTGTAACGCCGCCGACTTCTTCTTCAATGCGTTTGTCTTCTCGCGGTCTAACAGTACATATTGGATATGTCACGCCTTGCCAGCTTTTATAAAATGCGCCAGATGTGTTTGTGGACGTGAAAGTTGTGGTACTTACTATCGTGTTTATTAATGCGTCCCAGATTGCTTGGAAATCTGTTGAGTAGCCTGTCATGGAGAACTCACCGCCCTTACCATTCTTTCATGGAATCTCTGGGCAAGTTCTTCGGCTACGTATCCGAATATGCCGAAGGCTCTTGCGCCTTTATGATAGAAAAACGTGCGCCATCCTCGCCTGTCTGCTGGAATATGCCAAGGGTATGGTGGTCTGTGAGGACCCACTCTGAACCCATCTGGACCAGCTTCATGAGGCGGCGTGCCTTCTTCTATCGCCATTGCCCACTGATGATCATTTATCAGTCTACCTACTATGTCTCCGCCTTCATCATGCGCATCTTGGGCATGCATGGCTTCCTTGTATCCTTCAGAATTATATAATGCGGCGTCGGCATATTGAGAGGCTAAGTTGTAACCATCTCGAATGGTCTCATTTACGGCGTCGCGTATTTTGCCTTTCATGTCATCTGTTAGTCTATCTAAATCCTCAAGTAGGTCTTGAGCATTGACATTGATTTTGAAGCTCATCGTCATCCTCAAGTATTGATGTGGACCTTGGTTATTAAAGGTTGTGCTGGTTTGTCTTAATATGTTGGTATTAGGAAGGTAGATATGCCTTTGGGACAACATATTTAATTAATACATATTAAATAAATATGTCATTCAGCAGGCATCGATGACGCTCTATATTATGCTAATATGCTTGTATTAAATATATTTCAAGCAAAGCTTTATAAGTGAGCAGCGTTATCAGCGTTATAAAGATGAATGATATGATTTGGTTCAATGTCCCTCAAGCTTTCTACCATCTCATGAAATATGGGAAAGTTTATACTTTGAGAGACCACGTCAAGACCGAAGGGGTACATCCACTTCGTTCGAGCCTCGCACTCGATCCCGATGTAGGCAAAGTTTACGTCAGCTACATAACATTCATTAGACGAAAAGAAGAATTGCAAAATTATTTCAAAAATTCGGGTTTCACTTCGATAGATGCGTGGGTTAAAGCCGCGAAGGGTGCGCCGTTCTTGCATGAAGTGTCGATCATAAAAAAGGAGCCAGCCAAGGAGCGTGAAGTGATATTTGCCTAGACCGTGCGGGATATGTTTCCATGAACAACATTTAGAAATAGATTCCGAGCTCTCTCAGCCAATGCCAAATCTTACCAAGATCGCCAAGAAATATAAGATATCTTATGATTCATTGAGAAGACATGTGGAGAACCATCTCAAATATAATATAAAGGAGGCGCGCGCTAAATATTTGCAAGATGCATCGGAACAAGCCGACATCAAATTCACGAAGACCATGGATTATTATAAGAAGATAGTTACCACGTTTTTCGAGGACCCAGAACGCATGAAAGACCAGCTCAGGCTAGCCGACGTCATACGCGCGTTAGAAAACATTTCAAAACTGCTCAACGAAACAGAAGCCCCACCACGAATTGAAATTCGTTGGGGAGCTGGGTTGGAAAAGAAGGAGAATCTAAAACCCGGAATCAGCGTAACAATACCTATGACTTCGAAGGAGGAAAAAGAAAACATGAGTGAAGATGATGAAACAGAACATTCTGATGAAGAACAAGAGAAGGAGGTGGAAATAAATGGGTAAAACTTGGACTGGAGAAGAATTAGCCATACTCAAACTTAATTATGGAAAACAAGCCATTTCAACTTGGGCATATAAACTTCCGAATAAAAGCCAGTATGCCATACGCAGAAAAGCCTTCGATCTTGGAATGAAATCGGCGCTAAGGAATAAGGACGCAGTACCAGTATTTGAAGACTTAAGACTTCCGCCTTCTGATGCACAGATTGAAGAAATCTGGAAAGCCCTCATTAGTTATCAAGGCAAGAGTAAAGGACTTTCAACACAGCAAGAAACCGCTAACATCTCAATTGATACAGATAAGCCGGTCATGGTCTGTTTCCTAGCTGATCTCCACATAGGCGCGGTATCGGGCAAATACAAGGAACTGAAAGAACGAATCGATCTGATCGCTTCAACGCCCAATGCTTTCGTGATTTCTGCTGGAGATACGGTAGATAATTATTTGCCCTCATTCCATTCGCAAGGACAGTTTGACGTGATTTGTCCACCTGAAATACAGAAACGCCTTGTTGAATATATTTTCTCGCAGCTTGAAAGTAAATTGCTCGCATTGGTTCAAGGCTGTCATGATGAAGGCTCTCACGAAGCTGATGATTTTGACTGGACAAAATATCTTACTGATAAGTTTGGCTGTGTGAATCTGGGATTCGGCGGTTTCGTGAACCTGAAAGTAGGCAAGCAACTATACAAGATTGCAGTGCGGCACAAATACCGCTTTAACAGTTCCACGAACCTCACAAGCACGGTGAAGAGAATGCGTGAACAATTAGGCGACTTCGACATCGGCTGCATAGCTCACAATCATCAGGCTGCTATCGAGACAGCCGTGCTCGGCGACAAAATCGAACGAGTGTTCGTGAGACCAGGCAGCTTCAAGGGAGCTGATAGATATGCGAGAAGTATAGGCTTCACCGATACTGGTGCACAAATACCTACCGTGATTTTGTTCCCGAACAAACGCCAGATGCTGCCGTTCCTGAATATAGGAGATGCTGTTGACGTGATGAGGGCGTTCCGATGAAACTTGAAGATGCATTGAAGCTTGAACGCGAGGACTTCGAGAAGCGCATGAGTATTCGCCTGAAGAAGGCATCCGACTATGCTAATGAAGATATCCTCGCGAACTTCAAAGCTACGGCTGCAGTTTGCAAATCATTGGCAGAACATGGAATGCCAATTGACATAACGACGGCGAAAGGCGTAGCTTGTCTCTATCAACTGCTGAAAATGTTGAGACGTTTGAATCTATATGCTAAATCTATTCCTCCACAGAATGAGGCGTTACAAGATACGTTCCTGGATGCCTCAAATTATATCGATCTCGAAAAAGAAATAGTGGCAGAGGAGAATCAAAACGTCTGATCTCCAGACTATAACTATCAAATATTCTCCTCATCCAGGACAGCAAGTCGTACATGGTTCAGAAGCGCGGTTCAGGGTGTTGAAATGCGGAACGAGGTGGGGCAAGACTAAGCTAGCGGTGCAGGAAGCATTCTATTATCTCGGCAAACCTAATGCGAGAATCTGGTGGTTAGCACCTTCTTGGAGTGAAGCCGGCGTAGCATGGAGAATGTTTTTGGAAGATATTCCTCATGAAGTTATGTCTTCAATAAATAATTCAGAGAAGTCAATCCGCGTGATTAATGGTTCATGGATTTGGTTTAAATCTGCGGAGGAATATGAACATCTGCGAGCTGAAGGATTGGACTTTGCTGTACTTGATGAAGCTGCCCGCATGAAGAGAGATGCATGGTTCGAATGCATAAGACCTAGGCTCACGGATAAGCAGGGAAAGGCGCTTTTCTTGAGCACACCGAAAGGCATGAATTGGTTCTACGAGATTTACATGATGGGTAGAGCCAATATCCCAGGATGGGAGTCTTTCTCGTTCCCAACGTGGACTAATCCATATATACAAGCCGGAGAAATTGATTCTGCAAGACAGGATATGCCTGAACGGCTTTTCGACCAAGAATTTGGCGCGGAATTCCTATCAGATTTGGGTGCGGTTTTCAGGTTCAAACGCGATGAAGTGACGAAAGAAATCGTTAATGTTCGAGGCTCATTCCAAGAACCCGTTGTAGCCGAAAAATATGTGGGCGGAGTGGATTTAGGCAAACGATCTTCGTTTACCGTGATATTCATTCTCGATATGGCTGGACACGTTGTCGCGTATGACCGATTCAAGACTGTCGATTGGACTTTGCAGGTGAAACGCGTTGCCAATTTGGGTTTGAAATATAATAATGCCCGCATGCTTCTTGATTCTACTGGCATAGGTGATCCGATATATGATTTTCTCAAACAAATATATCCATATGCGTCGCCATATTATATTTCTGCGGGAGGCAAGCGCATGAGCCTGATTGATAATCTGTCTTTGATGATCGAGCAGGAAGAAATAACGTGGGCAGAAATACCCGAGTTGATGAATGAGTTGCAAGTTTTCGGTATAGAGACGACGCGTACTGGAAAACCCACTTATGAAGCACCGCGCGGGTTCAACGATGATTGTGTGTTTGCATTGGCTCTTGCGGCGTGGGCTCTTAAGAAGAGAGGCGGAGTGGGCTTCACGTTTATTGATTGGTAGCCTACATGTAGCCAACCGCGAACCAGATACCTGCACCGCTCGTATCACAAATTATCGTGACTGCACTTCCTGTAAGCGGAAAGCTTTCATCTACCGTAATTGGCGCGGTTGCTGCAGAGCTGCCCGTATAAACAGCCATGAATGATTCAACCAATCCAAGCCCGGTATCAATATTTCCACCCGTCTCGCCAGTAGAATCAAATGTGCCCCATGTCACCCATCTGGTACCGAATATCTCCCTATCTGCTAGGGTCGAACTGAACGTCATATCATTTCACTCCTCCTATTATTCTCTGACTCGCCTATAAGCATTACGAAAAAAAAAGGCGGGGTGGCATGCTAAACCGCATTATGCGTTTAGCTTGCCTTTAGGTACTTAACCACTGCATTTGCCCGCGGATTTGTCGCTATCAACTGACCTGCCCACAAGAACATGTGCCTTGTCTGCAAGTAGTCCATTGTAGCCATGGATTGAGGCGGTGTTTCCAGATATGTTACTGGAACCGCTATCCTCAATTCAACAGCATCAAGGTCCACTATGTAGATGTTGCCTATGTTCTGAGAGGTGACTGTCGCAGAGATGTTGCTTGAGCTTTCACCTGGAACATTATCAGAGCCGAAAACAGGTATGGTTAACCCGTTGCTTATCAATGCTCCGACCGTGAATCCACCTTCGACACCTTTTCTGGTGCTTACACCATTGAGTGTCTGTTGGTAATCCATCTCTGAGTTCAGATATCTCTGTTTGGGATCAATGAGTTTCTGCATTTCGTTGATTGTCTTTGGTCCAGTTATGATTATATAGCGTTTGTTCTTCGAGTACTTGATTGACTCGGCGAGAACGGCATCTACATAATCAAGTTTCAGGACGCGTGCACCTGTCGTAGTTCCAGAGCCTAGCATTGTCGTTGTTGATGCGGCGCCTGCTCCACAGCCCCAAGTGTCATCTGAGTCAGATGCCCTTGTGCCTATGGTTGCGCTCTTTCCAAAATAGATGTCTGGGTCGGTTGCAGCATTACAATATGTGGTTGAAGCTTCATCATATATTGTAAGCAGCCTATCCAGAGATTCTGTCTTGTATGAGCCAGAAGCAGTATCAACAGTTGTCACCAGAAGCTTATCTATCTGGTGCGGCAAGGCTTCAGCATGGAATTGCTTTATGAATGCCGGATCAGTTGCAGGCTCTGTTGCTTTCTGCCATGTAGATTCAACTCTTGAAACAAAGTTGATTTTCCATGGATCAGCATAGAAGCCTGGCTTCATCTGTTCAAGATCAACTATGGTTGGTGCTGATTCTACTGCCAATGATGCGAATGGCGTAGATGTCGGACCCACATTTGTCAAGCCACTCAGTTCAGTCTCTACGAACTTGAATGAGTCTCCCTTAGCGAGGAAAGTTGACTTGGGCAATAGGCTGTAAACAGCCGAATTGCGTGCAAGCCATAGCTCTACTTTCGCGGCGAAGACTGGTTCTTGATATGTGGCATATGGAGATGTAGGAGCATCCCATTCATAATCCGCATTTGCTTTCTTCAGATCAGCAATGGCTCCAGGCATGACACTGTTCATGCCGCCGGAGTACCACCAATTGAGGAATGCCTCGTTATATCCTTTTGCAAAATCTGGTCTGGTCATGTTTAATCACCCTCAAGGAATTCTGTCAAAGAATTCACGTCAGCTGATTTCTTGATTAGTCCTGCTATGTCGAGCGGATTAGCGCCTTTCTTCGGGTCTGGAACTTGTCCTTTATTCACTGGATCGCCTTCGGGTGGGAGTCCAAGCTCCTTGATAATCTCAGCTCTCATCGCAGCTTTCGCTACTTCGTCGGCTGATTTCTCAGCTGGTTTCTTGACGCAGACTTTCTTTTCTGCATCCCACTCTTCATCTGCGGCACAGCTTTCTGGACCCTCTGCTTTCTTCACTTTGGGCTTGCAAACCTTGGCTGCTTCAGCCATTGATTTGCCTGCCTTCATTTGGGTGGACATGCATTCTCTGTATGAGGCTTTTTCGACGTCGTCCAAATCTTCTGTTAATAGGTCGATCATTGATTTGGTGACTTCGTCTTCTTCCTCATCTTCCTCTTCCTTCTTTTTCTTCCGAGCCTTTTCGGCTTCGTCTGAACTGAAGGTTTCGAGGGCTGAAGCATAATCTTCAGAGCGTTTGAATTCCTCTTTCTTAGGTTTTTGGTAGTAATAATATTCCTTAGGTTTCTTCTCTGCTTTCATGTCGTCTCGTAGGTCATTGATTATCGCGGTAAGTCCGTCAATTGATTGCTTTAGTGTTCTTTCTTCTTCTCCTTCCATTTTAATCACTGGTATATCTGTTATTGGTAATTTCTTTATAAGGCTTTTCCCGCTCTTCAGGTCCCAAAGCTCATCGGTGTTATCGGCTTTAAGGATAAACGCCTTGGCTTCCGGGTTCTTGCCTTTATCGCATGATGTAATCTCGAATAATTCGAGGTTCATTATTTCGCTCCAGCATGAATAATCATCACATTTCATTTCACGATCAAGTGTCCTTCCGCCTATCGAGAAATTCATTAGACGCCCATTTCTCATATGAGTTATCATTTCATTGCCAGTTCGCGTGTCATTGAAAAGCTCGGCAACTATGAATAACCCGTTATCGTCCACGCCACTCTTCCATAATTTTCCCGCTGAATCTCTATGGGATTCAAGTAATTCGCCTATCTGTATATTTGAATGGGATAACATGAGATTGCGCCTAGATTGTTTCTTCATTAACGTATCGAATGCCACGCGGAGGGCAGAAAGGTTGACTTTTTCTCCATCCGAATCCTTAATGTCGACTGACGAATAACCAGCGATTATGAATTTCTTGTCGTCCTTTAAAATCAAGGCTAGAGATGGCAGAAATTCTGAGCTGAATGCCTGTTGTTCGAGTTGTTCTAGGAGTCCCAATAAGTTCCCTCCATATATCTTTCATCGTTCTCCTTTAAAGACTTATCGGAAATGAGGCGGGAGTGAATGAGCCTGTCATCTTTTATGACGTAGTAGAAGTCCATGTCATGAGAATGCATCTTTAGCGACTTGAATTTGTCGGTTAACTCGATGATTTCCGCGGAGCCGCGTTCAAGGACATTGCTGGGATGCGAATGATCGGCGAATGTGAAATAACACATGGCTGAAGTGGATTCTTCCAATCCCAATTTGCGCGGGTCTTTATCCGAAACAATGTTCATGATTTTTGAATCGAGCTCTACTTCTGTGTGGAACCGGTCTTTGACCTTGTAAATTACGAAGTGGCGAGCTGCCTTTTGAGCTTCGTTTTTCGCAAATATGTAGATCGGCGCATTCGAGTCTTCCTGATTCATGCTCCATGAGCCTTTCAACTCGCCTCCCAGGGTCAAATTGACGCGTTCTTCGTTTTGTACTCGTTCTACATCAATGTATGCTTGACCTTGCGCAAGCGTATTCCACTTCGCAATAAGACGCTTGTTTGTATTCCATAATTCGCCGGGTTGCAGCGTAGTATCTTTCTGGAAATATTTTTCGGGCAACGTGCCGTGATAGGTCGCGATGGATGGTTCTGAGCGGAGTGGGTTTTCACGTAATTCCCAATGTCTTATTTTTTCGCCTGATTTAAGCGAGAAATAATAATGGGTTATTGGAATGTCACGTATTACGACTTGTCCTTTCCAGCTCATTTGGTGTAGGCAGTATTCACCTTCCGCCTTCTCGATTGATTTATGAGTGTACCATTTGGTTTTAACCCATTCCATCCATTTATCAAATTTTTCTTGATTATCTTCTATCCAATATTTAGGAATCGGGATGAAGTTTTTAGGAGGATACCAGACTTCATGTTTCATTGCACGGGATGAAACAGCGTATGGATTTTGGTCTTCGGGAACCCAGATGTCCCACACGATTTCGTACTTGCCAGGCGTGATTTTGCGTTCTGGGAACTGCATGACTGGCTGTCTTACACCGCGGACATTTACGCGTAGTTTATTGAATGAGAATTTGCCGCCTTTGCTTTCCGATTCGAGGAAATATTCGTTATACCATACTTTCTGCGCGCCAAAAGTAACTTTGCCCTTATCAGCTATGAATAAGACGCCGGGTTTGAATCTCGTTGCACCAACGCCTCCCGGTTCAACTGAATAGACAGTGCCAGTGCTCATCTTAGCCATCATGCGTCTGTGTTTCGAGGCTTGGATGGCGCCCAGCAGCTTTCTCGCTTTATCGTGTGCGCCTGTGCCAGAATAACAATGTATGATTTCGTGGGGCGGGGAGTGTCGAACAACGCACCATCTACTGCCTATCTGCTTTATATATTTTTGAAGGTCGGCTTCTACCAAATCGGAGAACTCGGTAGTTTCTTCAACCGTGTATAAGACGCCTATATCCTGTTTATAAAGCTCATCAAATTTGATTAAGCCGCATTCTCCGTATTCCTCTTTCCATAATAGCCAATCTTTTGGCTGACGGGCTTTTTCGGCAATGCGACATTTTTTGCCTTCCATGCCCGGGATTGGTTTGAACTTGAAATCAAGATTTTCCATGACGGACTTGACATTCTGTTCGGTTGGGGCTTCTTCTATCTTGGGATTATCCAGAATCGTATACCCTATGAGGAATAAGGGCAGTTCAAGGCGCAAATCCCAATGCACTGAACGACCTCGCCAATGTGCCTGTAATACGTAGCGACCCTTGCCATTCTCTTCTGCTGGGGGAAGCTGTAGATAACGAGGGGGAATCTTTATGCCTTCAGACGTGGGTGCCCCTTCTTCAGCCTTGTTGATCAGGTCCTCAAGATGAATGAGCATATCATTAAAGATTTTCATCAGCTATCTCCTCGTAGCCATAATAATATGGTTTTACAAACTTACAGATATAATGGTTAGCGAGCTTACATAAAGCTATCGGGTATTTGAGCTTTTCGATTTGAACCCGTTGTTCTTCGCTTTTCTCTATCACTTTAATCTTGTGAGAGAGAGGACAGAAATTCTCAGATGAATATGGACAATTTGGTAGAGATATTTTCAATATCATCTTCTGAGGTCTAGTTCCTAGTTCTGCGAGATTCTTCGTTTCCTTTATGGTGGCAGGCGTATTCTTTTCAGGTCTTGGGATACCAACGCGGGGGAACATCCATGTTACCCATTCCTTTTCTCCTTCGCGCTGCCATTCCACCCTTATACAGCGAATTTCAAGAATGTCACCGACCTTAAGATTCGCCTTCACGTTATACGAAGTTCCAATTCTTAGGTATGTTTTGCCTTGGAAGTCTTGTAATCTATTCTCACGATATTTGTCTTTATCGGACGTGGGGACTGGACCTACGTAGCACGAATATGTAAAGACACCCGGCGAGCCCTCTACGGGGTCTCTGTCTAATACAATCGTGTCTATGCTTTTCAGGTTCTTTATTTTAGTCCAGTCCCCTTGGCGTTGGGTTCTTGCCTGCCCTGTTCTATAAACCGAATCCGTTGTTTTAAACATTGCGCCTTCCGAATTCTGAGCCGACCGCTGCCTATTAAAAAGACGAGTTAATTCACCAAGATTAGTCGCTACGGGTGCTTCTAATACTTGCCAATGTTTAGGCTTGCCAACGAATAAATCTTTTAAGCCATCAACGCGTTCGAGATATCCAGTATCAGTAATGTCTTTGCCATCTTCAAACAATCTATCATGAATGTGAAAAACCACGTTCTCATCATCTAAAGATGAAGGTTTGGCAGCTATCCACTTGATTAAGTCTTCGCGAGGAATCTGGTCTTCGCCCTTATATTCAACCATCTCTGCTACTAGGATTACGGATCGGGCTTTAAGCTTTTCTTTGAGTTCAGCTACAGACTTGGAGAATGCTGGTGAACGGTCACGCAACGAATCTTCGGTATAGATTGAGACTTTCTCTCGTGTAGCGTGGATTTGCATGCTCATGCCGTCCTTCTTTTCCTGCACTATTATTCCTTTATCGATACGCTTAGAAGCCCACTTTTCATATAATTCCTGAAGGCTATCGTATTCGGATGCCGGTTTCATTGGTTGTGTAGGGGAGAAGAGGCGCAGCGATTCATCTTTCATGAAGTTGCCTGCAGCATCAACTGGCTTGTACAACACCATTTCATTACCTATGCCTCCTTCTTCATCCCATATGAAATTGATTTTGACACGTATTTCATTGTCCGAGCATGCTTCGAGAATTACGCGTTCCGCATCGGCGTTGTATGGTCCGGCAATTCGAATATCGACGTCTTCATTCGTGATGCTACCGCGATTGACCAAGCCGCCTACATTATAGATTCCCTTCACAGTGCTTGGCAGTATAATGCGTTCATCGAAAGATGCTTGAACATCTGAAAGTGAAATGGATTTCTTAGCGGGTAGGGGTGGGTATTCTTGTATCCAGAAACGAGAGACTCTCGTTAATTCGTCATTTATGGCATGTTCGATGCCGCGCTTGTCCATCTCATGCCACACGAATACATGCGCGTTCAACACCGGTTCTTTAACGCCGTGTTCTTTAGCATAATCATGCAGGTATTCATCGGTGTTTTTAAGTTCTTCATCGGATAAGTCTTTCACGTATTCAGCGTCTATTTCTTCGATGTTTAGCGACTTTGATATTAACGTGCGGGGAATGCGGATAGGGAAATTGCTTATAAGTAACTCTCGCTTATTACTTATGACTTGAGATAGTTGTCTCTTGACAGGAAAGCTCTTAACATGGAAGCGCTTCGAAAACAGCCTGCGAATCAGCTCATCGTCAGCGAAGCTCAACAGGAAATTACCCTTGATTCCTTCACAAACCTTGTAGAGACGCTGCTTAAATTTACTCGGGTCCCCTTTGATGTCCTCATCCATGTAGGGTGGGTCAAGATAGATGAAGGCGTCCTTAGCATCATAATGTACGACAACATCTTCGAAATCTCTGGAAACAATAATAGTATTCTCAAGGCGTTCCCGATACTCCTCAAGCCTGCCCAGAAAGAAGTTGAGTTTCCGAGGATTTTTTCTCTCGGTGAAATTCTTCATGGTACCGCCATAGGAGTGGGCGTTGAGATAAAGCGTGGCATAGGCGCGCTCTATCTTGTTATCGGTCTTGAGGGTCTTAAGCGACTCGAACTTCTCCTTGGAGGGGACGAAGTCCTTCTTGCGGAGAGCATTGAACTCTTGGTCAGAAGCCTCCTTGAGAAATTTAAAGAATTGGGCATACACAGGGTTGATGTCGTTGAGTATTTCCCGAGGGACAGGCTTCTTAGAAAAGAAGAGGGTCGCAGCTCCGGCGAATGGTTCGATATAAACTTTGTGCTCGGGAAGATTGGCGAGGAAAAGCTTGAGCTGACGCGTTTTTCCTAGAGGATGAGAAAGAGGCTTGCGCATCTTCTCGATTATGACATCATAATAGAACGATTCTGGGAATTCGGGTTTAGACCATGCTTTAGCAATCTTGAAAGGGGTATAGTCAAATTCGTATATCCAGAATTCATTCTGGTGTTTACCGAAGCGTTTATCTATGTCTTCTTCTGGTATTAAATGGTATTTGCTTAGCTTGAGCAGACCAGCCTTGGTTACTTTCGAAAAATTGGTGAGTTTCAGGATTCCATATACACTGTCGCCCATCAAGTATACTTCTTCATCAACATGTTTCTTCCAGTCGAAAGGTCTGACGATCAAAGACTTATAGCCTTTATGTATCAACGCTGGATAGGGCTCGGGGAGGTAGACGCCATTGCGTATTTCCCTGATCTGCGTCTGCCCTGCCACTTTCAATTTATCCAGTGCAGCCCTGAATAATTCTTGTGCGTGTGGGTTATAAAGGTTTGGATGGAATCTAATATTGCGTTTAATAAGTTCATTCATAATGGCGACGGTCATCTTCATTATGCTTTCCTCAGAAACTTCAATCGGCTCCGCTCCGGGAGGCGAACCGCCTTTCAGTTGGGTCCACCAGGAGAATACGGTTCTAAAGTATTCTCTAAGCATTTCGGTTTCTAGTTTCGCGAAATCAGTCCCTTCGGGTGGTAATTGTTTCATTTGGGTCACTCCATTCTTGGTCCGTGCGGAAAACGCTCGGTTGTCGTGCCTTGGATGGTGTCATGTGAAGCGTCTGAAATCTTGGGTTTTTGCCTATGAGAAGCCGGCTTCTTCAATGATATGGCTTCGAGTGTGGGTTTGCTTGGTATCATGAGTTCTTTTTGTTCGTTGAACGTCGCGTCGAATCCTGCTTCCCTTAGCGAGATTAACGTGGATACTTTTATTTCGTCGGTTAATGCTTCTTGATAGAGATCGCGTTTCTCGGATGGATTGAACTTGAAGAGCCAGTCAGTTATGCCGAATTTTGGGAATAGGAACAAGTTGAACATTTCTTCTTTATCCCGTTCATATTCTTGCATTGCGCTTTGCTGAATCTCCACTTGCATGAAAGGCGCAACCGAGCCGCGTTCGCCTGAACTCTTGAGTGCAAGCGATATTGGTTGCACGCCAAATCTACCGCACACGGCTTGTATCATTATCAGGTAATGGTTTATTGCGTTCATTTCCGTGAGAGATGGCATTGCGTCGAATACCTTGATTTCGGATTCTGAACCCAAGAATAACGTGCGGTTCGAGCGTTTGGGTCTGTAGCCAGCCATGGTCTGTATCGAGCGTTCTGCCAATGAGTTCTTAATTTTCATGTCAAGGGCATCGAGTTCTTCTTGCGGGGTGCCGGGGAAATTGATTATCTTTGAAAGCTTGCCTTCGGAGAATACGTCATAAATGTATTCGTCCATTGCCTTGATCGCGTGTATTAAATCCCAGACCGGTACTATTTTGGGTTTGCCGAAGAGTTCGGGTTGGACTCTTCCCGTTGAACCATGTATCATCCAGTTTTCATTGGAGCGGGCTTTTATGTCCGAATCTAATACTTGAACATATGACGTGCGCAATAATGTTGCACCGCATTTCTTGCATGTGCCAGGCTTGCTTTCTTTCTCGTCTGGCTTGTAACATATTGGACAATAATATTCGTTAATGCCCAAGTTGCCGTATTCATCAGCTATTGGCATCCAATATCGAGAATCTTCTACCCTCATGAAAGCCGGTGTAAGTTCATTTGAACCTTCCTTTTTCATTGGTATTATGCTCACATACCAATCGTCTGCCATGAGATCATGATAAATTACGGAGCGCAAGAAATCGCCGAAAGAAGTATTCGGGCTCGGCGTCGATGTCAGCCTGTCGAATATCTTGGCTTGACCGAGGCTTGGACCTCTAACTTCGCCATCACAAGCTGGACATCGTTTCACGGATTCTTGAAATTCCGAGTTACAAGACGTGCATTTTTGTTTGAATCTTGGTATTCTCGACCATCCCGCCTTCATCATTTCTTGGGTGACTATCCTGATATTTGTTTGGATAAGCCATGATTCCTCGCCAACCCTGTAGATTACTGGATAATTATATTTTGGCACCCTGATCTTTGGTTCAGGTTCCATATAGAAAGACGGTATGATGGATGGTGTAGATTTTTCGATATTTGCAATTGAAGCTGGAATGATTGTCTTCCAAGGCAATCTATTTCACCTTTTTCTCCACTATTACTTCTACTCGCTCCAATGTAAGGGTTTCGGTTATGTCAGTCCCATTTATTAGAACTTTCACTTCATCGGGCTTCGCGTCTATTTTTATTCCCAATGCTTCTACGGTTCCATCCTTATCAGCTATGAACACTGTCTTTTTCATTCTGTTCCCTCCTTAATAAAGGAATCTTCTCCTTATATTCCTTGTGGAGATAGCGGCATACAGTCATGGCTGAAATACCAAGTTCTTTCGCGATAGCTCGCAGGCTGTATTCTTTTTCATGCAGCAGCAGGATATAATGAATCATCTCATTTGAAATGCGCGGGCGACCTGGAAGACCTCTTTTATGGAAACAGTCCCATTTATTCTTAATATGAATAGGGATGCTTTCTCCCTTTTTATCAAAAATTCTTGTTTCCAGGTTATGAGGAAATGGCACTCTCGAATCTTTGCTTTGCCAACAGATAAGTTGTTTCAAATCGAGTAGATGAATGAATGCGAGAACATTGTGTTTAAGGAAGAAATCCAGCCACAGAATCTGTTGATACTTTAATTCGCCGAGACTTTTTCTCTTGCATTCTATCACTATGTGCGGAATACCATTTCTCAATAATACGAAGTCTGGGAATCCTGTATGAATATTCAATCCAAGCTTTTCGAGAGTATCGTGTAATGCATGGTCTTTATCAAATAATTGGAGGCAAAGATTTGCTGTTTCAATCCTATTTCCAATTGTCTCGCAGTTCTTCACGGTGTATTGGTTTCCGAAGTATTGTATGTAATCGAACATTTGTACCATTTTTCGCTACTCCATCTATTGTTACGCAATGCTTATATTTAAGTATTCCCATCCATAGCAGGATTAAATGGAGGAATAAGAAAATGGATGTAAAAGGCTCAATCCTACAAGAATGTTCCAAAGGCTATAAACTGGCTACTAGGGCTAGGCTTGCATCAGCAATGGTATATGACCAAGTCGTCTTTCTTGACAGGGCAAATGGTTCAGATTCTAATAGCGGAGAAGACTGGGA